TTTTATACCACATTCGTATTTGGCTTCTTCGAGTTCATTCTCGAAGTAGTCAATACAAGGCACAATGTTAGATAAGTTATCAACTATCTTGTTGTACCAAGTACTCATGTGTTATTCCCATTCATCGTCTGTGTCGTCTGTGTCATCATCATCGTCATAACCGTAATGACTAACGATGGCCGCTTTCATGATCTTATCAAACTCATTGATATCAGTTTCGATATCTTCAATGTCTGATCCATCATCAAAACAGCGAAGCAGGGACTCAGCAAGTTCTACACTGGCGTTCTTAGGCGCATGTAGTTTTACTGTGGTCCATACTTCATGAAGTAGTGCTACTTCAGGACTCATCTGCGTATTCCTCTGTGACTGGTTCTAAATCAAGTTCAGTGGGGTCAACATCTTCTGGCTCAGTGTTGTCAACCATGGGATTTTGTCCCCACTCATCTATAATTACCTGAAGTTTGTCTGAAGTCCAGCCTTTTCTGAACTCTTTGATAACTTCACCTGTCACTGGAGATACATACGCCAGTTTGTTTCCTTCCTTGACTAGGATGCCACGGGCTTCACACATATCCATCAGGCCACTGAATGGATCCATGCCACGCTCATATGGAATCTTAATCTGCACTCCTTCAAAAGGCTTGCTGTAGCGGGTCTTCATTACTTTACAGGCTGAACGGATACCATGTACCTGTGAAGTTTTATTTCCTGACTCATCTTCCTTGAGTTTAAGTTTCTTCATTGCTACAACAATACTTGATGCGTAAATAAAACCTTGTCCGCCTGAGATCTTGTCATCAGGGTCGAACATGTCTTGTGACGCATAGGTGTGATTGGTTGCTACAATTCCCACAGGGTAAGGCGCAAGTTGGTTAACCATGTTACGAACCAAACTTGTGAGTGCTTTGGGCTTACGGCCCATGTCACCCTTCATGTCACCCTTCTGGAACTGATCAACGTCAGTGGGCGTTAACAACATACCCAGGCTGTCAATCACAAACAAAACCTTGGGCATCTCTGAGTATTCCAGATCGCCGTACTTGGATTTGTAGTCTTTCATGAACTCACTTAAAGTCTTGGCAACATCATCAATCATGCTCACAAGAATTTTAAGTAGTTTCTCAGGACTGGTGTCAACATCCAATGCCTGTAGCCAGTCCTCATCCAGAGCGTTCTCTGAATCAAACAGTACTACCTGACACCCAATGTCCTGAGCGTTTTTGACAATGTTACCCGAACAAATAAACGACTTACCTGAGCCGGACTCTCCGGCAAATACGCTTACCTTTCCCAAGGGGATACCCTTGTTAAAATCTCCTGAAATAAGATAGTTCAGTGTATGATTGCCTGTGCTGACCCAATCTTGTGGGTCATGGAACCCCGCACTGATGCCACTAATGCTCTTAGTCACACCCGTGCGGAACTTACTTAGGTCAAATGGTTTTTGCATTGTTTACTCCTTATGCTTCTTTCTGACGGTTGCGAATCATGTTCAGAATGTCATCTGCTGATTGCTTACCATCTGCGGCTGGCTCTGCTGGAGCAGGTGCTGGTGCTTCTGCTACTGGCTCTGCTGGTGCTTCAGCCTGTGGTGCTGGAGCTGGTGCAGGTGCCTGTGCCTGTGGTGCTGGTGCAGTTGCTACTGGAGCAGTAGTTTTCTGCTGTGCTGTCTGACCTGGTGCTGGTGCCGCTGTGGCTGGAACATCTACACCATAAGGCTTGTAGAAGTTACCCCAACGCTCTGGGTCATACAGTTCACCGTCAACACTTGCCTCGAACATCTGGCTAATCACAGCATAGTGATCTGCTGTGGGACGGGCTGGCATGAAGTCTTTGAGATCATACAAGCCATGTGCTTCAATAGCCGCCAGTTCAGTTTCGTCTAAGCCACGTTCCTTACGCGCCCAAGAACTAGTAGTGTAGTCTGCGTGACCGTCACCCTTGGTAGTCTTGGTCAGTCTGAAGTCAGTGCCGTTCAGATAATCTGTGGGCAAATGCTCCATGTCAGGATCCATGAGTGCTGACTTAATGATCTGGAAAATCTGTGGACCAATAATAAAGCGTCGGATAGGATTCTCTGGAGTTTCTTCTTCCATGGGGTTGTTGGTTACATAGCCCTGGAAGATATAAGATCGCTTCTTCCAGTACTTACCAGCCTGTTGCTTGAGCGTGTCGTCTTTGTACCAGGGACGTACTTCAGTGAGTACAGGACAAGTGTCACCGTAAATCTCACCACAGGGTACCTGTACGGTCACTTTACGTTGCTCTGCTGGGCTAGCACCTACTACACCTGGGAATTCCAAGCGAATAATATTTCGCTCAGTCCAGAAGAATGTGTTGTCAGGATCGCCATCAGGCAGGAAACGCATGGTTGCTGTAGAGCCTTCTGGGATGTTCCAGAAAGGGTACATTGCGTTATCGCCTTGGAATTTGGATTTGTTGTTGTCTTGCTTGGGCTCCATTGCCTGGAGTTTTGCGCGGATTTCTGCTAAAGTTGCCATCGTTTTATGCCTCTTGTTTTATGCCAATGTGTGGGATTTTGTATCCCTATGCCATAGTATAATGCCTAGATCAGGATATGTCAAGTAAAAAACCTATTTTACTTCAGGGACTCTCTTGG